AAAGTTTAAGCCTAGTCTTTTCTTTCGCGGTTCTATATCTGCGAAAGCCTATAGCAGTCGGAATCTTCTGACTTTTTCTCGCTTTGCGAGAGCTACACCCCCAGGTGGGGATGATGAGGCTGAAAAGGCTGTCCTCGATCACTTCAAAATCTATACTAGTGAATTTCAAGCACCAGACAATATTGTCAAAAGCTTAAATGAATTCATTCGTAATGATTTACACGAAGAACAATTTGAAGGAATAGATGCTGTCGGATTCGAGGCATCTGCTTCTTCTTGCTATGAAAGAGGAATAAAGGAAGGTGGTATGCGCTCAGAAATTAAATCTGTTGCATGGCATAGAAGTGGTGGTAGAAATTTCTCCACCGTTGATCAAGTTGCTACGCGGAAGTCCGCAATAGCAGATGCGATCATTGAAGACTTATGGCCTGATGCCCCTTGTTGGGATATACACAAGTACAAGTTTCCTAGGATTATTAACCCTAGTAACAAGATAATTTGTGTTCCTGATAGAGGTGGCTTTAAAGTCAGAGTTGTTTCTACTTCTTCTGCCAAGATACAGTCTTTGGCACACGTTGTGCGAGGTGTATTATATCGAACAGTTCTTACCGCGATTCCTACAAAGTGGGCTATTATGCCTGACGGAGTAGAAAAGTGGTTCGATCAGTTACCCAAAGTCGATTGGACTGAGGGCGACTCTGCTAGATACTATGCACCGTGGGTCATGATGTCATCTGACCTTAAAAGTGCAACTGATTTCCTGCCTTTTAACGTTGTTGAAGGCGCGAACGATACAATGGAATCGATTATGACTCAGCGACAATCTAACAACCCAAATTGGGCTGCTTGGAGAAGTCTATCGGGTCCTCAGAAGTTGGAATATACCAACTATATGAGATCGACATGCATTACTTCGTTCAGAGGAAATCTTATGGGGACTGCACCGAGCTGGTTTCATCTAAATTTGTATAATTATACTCTATTTAGATTAGCTTGGGCCCTTACAAAGATTGTCTTTTCTGAGCATTGCTTCTATAAGCTGCTTATTCTTCTTAACTCTCAGAGGGTTCTCAAAGAGGAGGAAGAATGTAGGATTAGATCTAATGTCAATTTAATGATTTATCTTTTTCAAGAGAACTCTAGATCAAGATTATCAAGAACCATAATAGACAAACACTTTAACGAGTTATGTGCTATTATGGGTGACGATTTAGAG